ACTTAAAAGAATCTTAGAAGTTTGTCCAGCAGAAATTGTAGGATAAACTGATGTGAAGAATTCTTCAGCCACGTTGTTTGGAATAATTGCAGCTTCGTCAACGTAAAGTAAGTTTACTGTTTTACCACGAATACCTGATTTGCCTGTTGCTGCAGTAAATACTTTTGATCCATTCTCTAATTCAATGTCACCTTTATTCCAAGTGGTGACACCTTGTTGCATCCAAGTTGGAAGCATCTCATACATTGTTTGATAACGATCTAGAACTTCTCGTGCAGCAGTTGCTTTGTTTGCTAGAATCGCTACGTTTTTATTTGGTTGAAATAAAGTGTACCAAAGAATGTATGCAGCGGAAGTTGTAGTCTTACCCTGCTGACGTCCTTCCATAAGAATTACACGACGATTATTATGGATTACGTTTACTTTATTCTTTTGGCAATCGTATAATTTAAATAATTGAAGACCATGATCAATCGTTACGATGTAACAATAGTTCTCAATGAAGTAAATTGGATCTTGTGAACACTTAATATACTCTTGAATATTATCAGGAGTAAATTCAACTGTTACACCAGCTGCTTTAAGATTCGAATTCGCATTATAAATTTCAGCCATATTTTAAAAACCGTCTAACCAACTTTCAACATTAACTGTTGCAGTGGTAACATCACCTTCCGCAGTGTAAATCCTATTTGGATTACTAAAATTTTGATTTCCGCCAACATTAGCATTAACAGTATCAATAACATTTTTGCCATTAACTGAACCAAATAAATTAACTTTCATTTGAAAATTTAAAGTATGCGTCACAAAACGACGAGTCTGAAAATCTCCATCATACTCATCACTAACAGCAACACTATTTAGAACGATAGGAACATCTATTTTAACATTCATCTCTGGAACAACATTAAGCGTCAGTGTATATTCAGGTGTGAATGTTGGAAGGATCTGTTCAATAATTTGCAATCCATCTTCTTGCGTTTTAGTTAGAACGTATAAAGAAATGTCAATGTTATATGGAACTGGTGTATACATTGTAGAAACTGAACCAGAACCGTCACCGCATGCAATTTGTTGCATGCGATTTATTTTACGTGCTGGATCGTAGTTATATCCAATAATCTCAAAAGACATTCTTGGTAATGTGGTGTACGTATGCTGTTCTAAATTTGGATCAGAATCAATACGAACAATCCATTTTTCTTTTGGTGCATATGCCAAAGGAACTTGAAGTCGCTGAATAGTATTTCCTGTTACAGAATCACCTTGTTTGCGATCGATATAAATGTCGCTAAAAAGTGTACCGAATCCTACGATACACTTTCTAATGATTCCGTGATAGAAAACATTACTATTTAACATTATTAATCCCATCCACCGTTGCTTGATTGCCAAGCACCGTCTGTAAAGATCAATGTACTCATGTTCACATCAGGTATATTTTCAAAAGGATAGTAGTCAATAGTTGTATTTAACGCACCGTCAACACGAGCGTTAGCAACATTTACCCAAATAGCATCTTTTGTCGTTCCATTCTGTCTAACCAAATACATAATCTGTCCTTCTACACCGTCTGCTAATGTGTAAGCACCGTCTGCTAGTTTGTTAATAGTTTTAGTTAGGTCAATAGCAACTGGTGTTTCCTGTACTACACCCATAACCGTAATGGTAATTATAGTACCTGGTGTACCGCCAATTTCACCACTGTCGATTGTACCTATTACATCGTTAACTGTAACAGGGTCATCAGCAGTAATGCTAGTGAAAGCAGATATTTGTCCGCCACCCACTAAAACGCTAAACTGAACACCACTTCTTACAAATGGACCATATGTACCATCAGTTAGACCAGTTTGCCCAAAATTATGCACTAGTGAAGCAAGAGCACCTGTAGTGGTTGGCAAAATTGGACCATTTTTAGACACAGTAGTTATGCCAGGATAAGCAGTTGTTTGTACTGTGTTATCTGGGAATGTTAAACCACCAGTAGCGTCAAACTCCCAAACATTAATACTTTCTCCAGGAGTGGTAATTTGTATTCTACCATTAGTGGTAGTGCGGACATTGTGGTCGTCTGTTCCTAAAAAGATACTGGTCTCTGACAAATCGCCTGTGGTCAAATGTAGGTGATGGGCATCACTAAAAGTAGGCGCATCTTCGTTGAACACCAAGCTCTCCACACCTATAGTTGCGCTATCGTATACATTGTTTGTAGGTGACACACGAACCGTGAATTCGTAGTCGTCGCTGTCTACTACAAAACTAATTGGACCATCATTGCTGGCACCACCTTCATTTAGTGTTAATGAACCAGAGTTTGGAGTTGCTATGTTTGCAGATGTTGGATGAATCCACCAGTATAGTGTTTGGTTAGCATTAGCTTCTGAATAGACAGAAATTTGAACTGTATCGCCAACCTGTGGATTAATTACATACCAGTTTAGGTTTATACCATTTTCTGTAGAATTGTAGTTACCACCGCCTTTGATCACCAACTTCTGACTTGCTACATCTGGGTTTGCTGGAGTTAGCTCGATAGTTGGATTGCTAGTAACAATAGCTTCTGAGATTTTACCACCATCAGGTAGAATTAAATCGCCAGCTGTATCAAACTTCCAAACTTTACCCTCTACATTAATACCTTTACCTGGAGTAACACTCGCTGCGTAGTCATAACTGGTAATAGTCATTGGCCATGCTTGTTCAGCGGTTAGCGTAATAGAATTATCAAATGTAATAAATCCGCTGGTAATAAAAGCGTCAGTATTCCAACCTGTAATTAATCTAGTGTCACCATTGGCAAATGTTACAGTAGCGTATGTATTTGGATCATTAGTGCCAGAACCAATCCAATCATTGGCTTCTAATACACTTGTAGGAATAAAATCAATACCACTAACCTCATTTAAACTTGGAGTAGAGTTATTGGCATCTTGTTCTAGTGTTAAAGTTTCACCCTCGAAAGTGCCAGTAATTGTGATTAATTTACCAAGCACAGTTGCGCCAGTGCTGTCCACAATGTCACCACCTGTTGGTAGTTTTAATTTACCATCAGCACCAAACTCATAATTAGTATCATCAATGGCAATGGTCACATTACCACTTGACGCAGGTACATAATTTGCGCTCTGTATAGTCAAAGGATATGTAAGTTCTGCCAATGCTGGGTTGTCTCCCTCGTAGGTAACACCCCAATAGGTTTCACCGTCAATTACTCCAGAAACTGTTCTCGTTGCTCCACCATTAGTGAATGTAATAATCCAGCCTGCCTGCACTTGATTAGTATCGGTATTTTTAGGAATTTCTAATACACTGGCACCACCAACATAGTCTACTGTATCACCCGCATCATTTAAAGGAACATTGATAATAGTACCAGTAGTGCTTACACTTGCTTCACTTTGTATAGTACCGTCTCCAGGTAATCCTAAAACCCCTTGACTGTTAAATATCCAAAATTTGCTAGCATCAGAATCTGCATTGGTTACAATGCCAAAATTAGTATCGCTAAAAACTACTAGTCCAGGTTCGCTTTCACCTATTGCACCTCCACTACCACCTGGTAATCTAAAAAAGCCATTATTATCAAATGTCCAAGTGCGTGTTTCACCATCAACACCAAAATCTGTAGTAATAGTTACTCTGTCATTAGTATCGCTGACACGAACATTGTTTAACTCACCACCTAAGAATAGGTCAGTTGTTGATTGATCTATCAGACCACCAGCACGAATGTGAATGTGGTTAGGTTCTCCACCTGTTGGATCAATAATAAGATATTGATCGTTGGTAAAAACACCACTTTCTGCTTCATCATCGCTACCACGATATAATACCGTGTCTGGAATCAATTTGATAGTGTCACGTTTTAATCCATCGCCACTGTCAGCATTTCCTCCATAGAACACACCCTTGCTTAATACTTTGCTTTTAAGATTTGTTCTAACACCATCAAACATTAAAAGTTCTAGAACACCATTATCTAAATTTTCATAAATTCCAATTTCACCTCTAGGGCGAATTTCTTCACTTACATTGTTGTTAGCGTCGTCGCCATCAATTTTGTTAACTGTTATTCTGCGTACTATTGTCATTTTATTTGTCCTTAATTAATCGTAGAGTTCTGAACCGTAAAACACTGTAGCAGACCACTGCACTTTTAGTGTACTATTGTCATGATCTAAACGACGATATCTAATGCGACCTTCTGAAGTCACATACCATAAGTCATCATTTTCACCATCTGAAGAACCACTTTGAACTTCGGTGTGAGTAATATTTTGTTCACCATCATCGTCTACTATATGTATAGTTCCTATCCAAGTGCTATCGCCAGTATAAGCGTGGTATTTAATAATAGCACCACGGAAGTTTTCGCTGCTACCTGGTAAATCATTTTTGTCCCACCAAGTTAATGGTTCCCCACCTACAAGGGTTCTATAGTAAATTGTACCTTCACCAACTGGAAATCTAACTCCATCGTCCAAATAAATGTTTACATGATCAGACCCCCAGCCAGCGACGGAACCAGTAGCCCAATCGTCTTCATTTAATGAAACCTGTACACGATAATAAGTAGTACCGTTTTCTAATTCTATGAGCTCATCACGATTTGCACCTTCAACGTTAAGTCGAACATTACGAGTATCGTTTGAATTGCTTACTGTTGTAGTAGTGATTGTATTGCTTAATTCTTTAGAAGTTACGCTAACTGCTTTGTAACCGTAAACTTCTTCAATTCTGCGATTGCCTGGACTTGTTAGTTTAACACGACCAGTACCTTCTGCACTATCAAGTGTTGTGCCATCAGAGAATGTAATACCATCAACTCCATCACCGCCAATAATGTTGATGTGTGATATAGCATTGGTAACAGTTCGTTCTTCTGTGCTAGGTCCATAGATATAACCACTAATTATTTGACTACCACTGTCTGGTCCAGATCCACTAGTACCAATAGCGGTACTTGAGTTACCTGTAACAAGTAGACCAAATATACCGTCATTATAGACAAAACTGTATGATGAACCTGCGCCAAACGCTGCTTCTCCATCCGCTACAGTTTCGCCATTGTTGTAATTAATTTCATTTGCGAAAGAACTGTTGATGTAGTTACCAGTGTCGTACTCATCAAATCCACCATCACCGATTGAATTAGTTGGCCAAGGGAGTGTGGGAGGAGTTCCTGATACTTCAAGATTATAGACTTCTCCTAAAATTGAAACGTTGGTGACTGTTAAAGTAATGTCATTTTCTGGTGTAGTACCACCAGTAAGATTGTTTCCTGATAGAGTTATTACATCACCTATTGCATAATTAAGCCCCAAGTTGCCAATAGAAACACTATTATTTGCTTGTACATTTAATATAGTCAATCCACTACCTGGCATGTTAGTGCCTGTTCGTGCAGTATAACCAACCAATTCTAAACTTGGAACACTCACTCCTTCAATAATTTCAAAACTACCAACTACGCCATTAGGTGCGTCAGTAATTCTAACAACTGCATCATTTTCTGGTGTAGTGCCTCCAAGGTCTGTGCCTAATATTTTAACTCTATGTCCAAATTTGTAACCACTGCCACCTGCATTGTTTGCTGCTAGGAGTGCCTGAAACGTATATGGACCAGTCGGGAAAATAAAGATATTAGGGCTTACTTGGATTTGCCATCCATACTCTTGAGGGGTCACACTAGTAACAGTAAAGGTTGTACCATTGTAAGTCATTTTACCGCCAACAGGAATACTTGCAGCATCAGAGCTAGTAGTGTGTATACTGTTGCTACCGTCGCTTTCTGCTCTTTGATCTACTGTTACAGTAGATAATCTTCCAACTATATAATCTCCATATTGAGTAGCAACAATATCAAATGTTGCACCGCTACCAGTCGGAGTTGCTGCTGTAGTTGGACCACCATTTAGTGTAGGTATATAGTTTCCATAAAACTCAAAGTCAGTGGCTACTCCGTTTGCGGCATCTGCTAGGCTTGGATAGTTGTCATAGAACGCTGCCTTCATAGCGTCAACTGATCGGTATTGTCCTGCAACACCATTTTCTAGAATTACATTATCAATAACTGATTCAGCAAATGCCACAATATCGCCAATCGATTTCTCTCCGTTGACATCACCTACAACTACAAACATCGCTAGAATATCACTATCACCTACACCACCTACTTCAAAGAAGTCATCATTGCTATCTTCTGTGATTCCAATTTCAGTCACTGCTGGTTTGTTTATAACAACCTTAGTAACATTTCGTGTGTCAGTTTGTCCGTTACTGTGGAAGCCACCGTATGCAATTTGTAGACCTTTATATGCCGTACCAATGTTTGCTGGAATTGTAACTGTAGGTAATCCTTGTTCACCGCCACCTAATACCGAATTGCCATTGCTGTCTACAATGTCACCACCTACAGGTAGTTTTAGTCTTGTAGTACCACCCACATGTTCAAAATCAAAGTCTTTACCACCCTCGCCTGTGTTGACTTCAATGTGAACACCTGAATTATCAACCCATACATAGTTATTGGTGCTTTCTAACTGTACGTATTCGTCACCAACGATGTTAACAAAATCACCACTGCTACTAATCTCATTGTCATCGAATGTAATATTGCCAGTGTTAGCATCACCACCGCCTGTTGAGTTAATGACCAGCGAATTATTAATAAAATCAAACGCAATGTTGTCGCCTGGTAGAATTTCAGTAAAGCTATTGAAATTAATTACGGAATATAACTGACTGCCTGTATAAACGGTGCTGCCGATACTATCGCCCAAAGTAATTACAGTCTGGTCGCGACCCTCATCGTAGGCAACATTAGTGACTAAAAAGAAGTATTGAGGGAAAAAATCTATAGAAGCGGTCGACCAAACCCTTTCACCTACATCAAACAGATTGGTACTGTCACCGCCAACGGTAATAGTGTTGGCAGTATTATCATATGTCATTACCGTCGATGCCACTGAACTAGGTCCACGGGCTTTGTTGCCTATTACTGAATTACCATCGGCATTAATAATATCTCCACCTGCGGGCAGTTGTAGTTTACCATCACCTCGGAAGTCCCAACCGTGTCTAACAGTTTCACCTGTGCGATCAAATGCGCTAATAGTTACAGCACTACGATTTTCGTTCAGCCAGTTTAATGCAAATCGTGCCCATTCTCCACTTTGAGTGCCAGAGTTAGTATACAAACGAGCAAATGCTTCATCTTCATTAATTGGCATATTAATCCAACGAATGCTGGTTGTACCATCAGCACAATCTTGTACGAATCTACCACCAGTAGTACCTGTTGTGATATCACCAGGAGCAGTTAATGTTCCATTTTTACCTAATACCCAAGTATAACTGTTATCATCACCGACGCTATTATTTAATAAAATACCTTGATTTTTTTCAAACGAAATAGTTGAACTGTATAAAAAATCAGTATCAGGAGTAGGAGCATTATCTGTGTTAGTCCATCCCAAACCAGTACCAACTTCAGGTAATGTTAGCTTACCATCTGGAGTAAATGCCCATTCGTTTCTAGGACCAGCTCCACCCATTAAAATACTAACAGGAGTTTGTGTTATATTAGAACCTACAAGCAACGTACCGTTATAGTAAGTGTTGGTAATTCTTTGTCCATCAGCATTTTCAACACCAGAAGATCCTGTGACTGTAATATCGGTAAATGTGACAGAATTAGTTGTGTTTAAATCTTGGTCGAATGAAGTTCCATCTGCACCAGCTGGACCAGTTTCACCTTGAATACCTTGAATGCCTTGTGGTCCAGTTGGTCCTTGTGGTCCAGATGGACCAGTTTCACCTTGAATACCTTGAATGCCTTGTGGTCCAGTTGGTCCTTGTGGTCCAACTTCTCCTTGTATACCTGGATTACCTTGTGGTCCTACGATTTGACCAATGTTATTCCATTCAGCATCTGTTAAATTCCAGAACCATAGGTTACCCCCACCTTCTGTAACAATCCATCCGTGCCCAGCAAAGTCTCCTGAATCTTCTGGTGCGGCAGGTAAATCTGCTATTAGTGCTTTAGTTCCTTGTAATGTTACTGCAACACCTTCGGCACCAGTGTCACCTTTTGGACCAGGTGCTCCTTGCGGTCCAGTTGGTCCTTGTGGTCCAGTTGCACCTTGAATACCTTGTGGACCAGTAGCACCAGTTTCACCTTGAATACCTTGTGGTCCAGTAGCACCAGTAGCACCTTGTGGTCCAGTAGCACCTTGTGGTCCAGCTGGTCCTTGTGGTCCTGGTGTTCCATCTAACCCTGTTGGTTTATTTGTTAGATCATTATAATCACCACTTGTAGCAACAGGTGCTAAGTCAGCAGTATTTGCTTTACCGTTAACAACAGCAGTAATATTTTGAGCAAAGGCTGGATCATTCGCAAGAGCAGCAGCAAGTTCACTTAGTGTATTAAGCTGCGCTGGAGAGATACCTATTACATTATTGACAGCAGTATTAACATATGTCTCTGTGGCATAACCTACTAACGAAGGAATTGCGGGAGCGTTTAAAATGTCAGAGTAGTTAATCTTAACATATGGTAATGAGTTCCAAGCTGATGAACCATTACCAAATTTAATTCTTCTAGTATCTGTTTCTATTCCAGGTTCACCATTTGATAAAACTGGATTAACTGTTGTCCAGTTTGTAGAAGTGTCTCTTCTTAGTTTAATTTGTGCTGACATTTTATGCTCCGCCCCCATCGAGGATTAAATTGTTGTATTCGTAAATAGCTGATGCATTACCACCATCAATATAATAATTTTGTCCACCAGCCAATAAATTATTGTTATCAGTTAACTGACTAACGTCTGTTGGAATAGATGGCTTGTTTGATAAATCTAGATATGAACCAGAAAATAAAACTGGTTTATTAGTAAGGTCGTTATATGAACCTGAGAATAACTCAGGTTTATTTCTAACAAAGGTTGGTGCTAATGGATTATCTTCTGCCCAGTCTGCTTGTACAGCATCATTCTGTTCAATTATTCCGTCGTAAACTTCTGTAAAGTTTTGATTAATTTTAGTGAATGCTACTCTTAATGGATCACCAGTTCCATCGTTAGCAATCGTACCTAGATTGATTATTTGTTTTGGCATTTTAGTTTGTGTCCGTGGTTACTTTATCTTCTTCAGAAGTAGTTTTTGTGGAATCAGCGTTACCGAATTCATATGTAGTAACAACCTCTCCGAATGGATTGTTTTTATCAAACAACACATCAGTAGCTTCACGTTTAAAATTATTATTGTCGCCATAAGAATCTGATGTTTCAGCAGCTACGTTCTGTTCAACATCAAAAGTTTTTAAATTTTCAAACACATCAATTTCTGGTAAACCAGTATCAATCTTCTCAGAAGCATACTGAAACAATTCAATTTGCAGTTTGTAAACATAAAGTTTACCGAGTTGATAAAATGGATCTTGGTGTGTTACAAATTTGATTTCAAACAATCCTTTTGTTAAAGGAAAGTACATTAAGTCACCTTCACATGGGCGATTTGGTAGTATGGTTTTACCTTGCGTTCCGATTAACTGTTCCCATCTGCGACGAGCAACAGTTAATGTGGCAGACTGCTCCATCATCAAACCAAACTTTTGAATAAAAGCACCTTGCCCAGCAAAGTTATCTATGTTATCAAAATAACATTCTATTGGATAATAGTTTTCAAATTTACTTAAACGATCCTCACCAAGAATATTATCTTTGGATACAAGTTTTCTTGGAATGTAATAAAGATCTTTACCATAAATCTTTAGAGATTCAATGATAATATCTTCAATTAAATTTTGCTCAGAAGACGTACCCTGAGTGAAGTATGAATTTAATGGCATGGTTAGCCTATAAAAAAGTCTAATGGCGCAGACTTGTTCATCAAACTATCTTCTAATTCTTTAACCTCAGAAGATGCTTCATCGTAAAGTTTGTCGCCATCTAGAGTTACACCGCCTGGAAGTTGCAAACCAGAAAACTTTTTAAGATTAGTCGCCCATTGTTTTTTAAATAACGCTGTAACGTAATGCTTTAACCAAGACTCATTCCAAACTTTGGTGAACTCAGCAGGGTCTAGAGCACGGTATCCTTGAACAATAATATAATCACCAAACACCACATCTGTGTCCCAATTTAAATCCAAATACAAACGATTTGTACGACGATTAAATCTAAACATCTGATGTCCATTTAGCTCTAAATCTAATAATGCCAAATGTCCCATAACAGTTTTATAGTAAATAATAGAAGTAGAAGTTAAATCGTACAAGTCATTTAAACGTAACTGATATTGTAAATCAAAAATGTTCTTTGACGATGATGCCATACCAATAGAAAGAACTTTAGTTACACCGTAAACTAAGTCTGGAATAGCGATATATTTAAGATCGTATTCACGTAGGATTACTGGGGTTGTTCCAAGAACAGCAGTTTGACCAGAAGCAGAACCAGTAATAGTTTCTCCAGCAACAAATGTACCGTTGACTTTTTTAACTAATAATAGAGTTCCTGTTGAAACTCTAGTAGTTTCACGAACCACTTCTGCTGTCGCCCCAGAGATTGCGCCTGTAACTATCTCAGCAAGAACAAAGTTCTGTGCTACTGCAGTTGTAAGATTTATTTCAGAAGCACGAATTTGATGCTTCATGTAAATTTGTTCACTACCATCATAGTGATACTGTCGCCAATATTCTAGCGCTTCGTCTAAACGATCTTCTAGTTGCTCATCGTCAACGTTAATCTCGAGCACAGGTGCTCCCAACGCACGAAGCGCATATTGTTTTAAATCTTCTCTAGATCCGACAGCCATTGATTAATCCTATATTTTATAGATATCACTATATTTAGTGATTATAAACGGTAGTAATATTACTTTAAGTAGACCAAGTGTATGTTATGGGCGCTCTAAATTTAATACTACCATCTAGTCTCCATGGTTGATTTGTCACTAAAGTTATATCATTAAACTCAATATCTGATCCGCTACCTGGAGTGCCAACTAATAAAATAACTTCTCTAGTAAAACTGTTTATATTTCCATTAGTTATTAATACATAACTAATAGTTCCTGCTACACTTGGAGTTTTTTGTGGGAAGTTTGTTAAAACGCAAAACCCATCACTATCCATAGTTCTTGATAATATTTCTGCAGCAGTGTATGACACCAGTGTTACGTTTGACGAATTTTTAAATTCAAATCTAACATCTGTTGCCAGAGTAGTAGCCCATCCTTGAAAATTGCTTCCTGCTATTGTGTAAGAAGCTAAAAAACTACCTTTGTGATTTGTATTTGCGTCAGCTGCACGATTATTTGATGCCGTTGGATTTGACGAGCCTGGATTAGTATTAGGATATTCCCAAATAGAGTCTGCTGCTGTTCTCCAAGTCACACTGTCTGTGATGTCTCTTACTAATGCTGTACTAATTGTTAATGTTGTCATGCTGTTCTCCTTATTGTTCAACCACAGTTATGCCACCATCATATGGTCTAAAGGCTTGCCCTTGTGTTGCGGTTGTGCTGGTATATCTAATAACACCCACACCAGAGGTATTTGTTACAGGAACAACAACAAATTTGCTGTTTGCTGGAACGGATAGAAGACTAATGTCCACACTCTGAGCCATCCAAATTATTGCCCAAGTAGCAACACCGCTATTTAACGCAGTAGAAGTAATTGTATTTGTTGGGTTTGTGAAAAAGTATGTTAATGTCGGCGCATTATATTGAAATGTTATTCCAGCAGATCCAGTGTAATGTGCCAGACAAATTGAATTGCTACTGTTATATGATAACCAGTTTTGTTCTACCGTCTGTGCTGTTGGTTGTGGACCCGAATATACAGTGACGGCTCTTGTTGGAAAAGATCTTGTAGAAACTGACTCTCCACCATCTGTTGTATTACTTTCTGGTGTAAAGATTTGATCAAATGTTCTTCGAGCAATTAGTGTTCTTACTGATGCGTTAAATGTTGCCATTTTTATTATCCTTTATAATTCTATAAAATTAGTTAAAACTCGTGTATTAATTTAGTAAAGATATAGTACCTGCTGTCCAAGATCTATCATCTGATAATGTAGATGTTCTAATAGTGGTTGGTCCAGCAATTAGTTTTATCTCATCAACAATTAATAGTCCATGAGAACTTGAGGTCGACCCCTGATTAAATCTTGATTGTGTCGCTGCTGGTGCAGTCCAGCTTGTTGATCCAGCTATATTAGCATTACTTGTAAAGATGCTAACTACAAGACTTTCATTAGAATTAGTTATTTGAGAAAGCGTCGCAGGTTTGTTCATAAGTTGGTTTTCAAGGGCTAAGTATTGATCAAACTGCCCAACAGTATCAATACCAGAAACATTGCGATATGCAAGCATTACAGCTCGATTTACTGATGTCGTATCTTGTAATGTTACAGAAAATTCATTTTGTCCAGCAAATTTATAAAAAATTATTTGTTTATGATTTACACGATTGCTCACACCAGCTAAAGTCCATCCAGAAGGTGTTGGTGTTGTATCGGCATCACCCAATGCTGCAATAATTAATAACATGTCTCCAGCAGCATACCCAGCTGGAACACCCACTATTGGGGTTGTTCCACCACCAATACTACCAGCTCCAACAAACTCTGGTGGTGGTCTATTATAGCTAGTAACATTACGGCTATCTATTGTAAACCTTGCATCGTTTGTGATACCTTCTTCATATTCTATTAAAAATTCAATATTACTTCTAATTGGATAACTTGCAAGTTCAATTTCAGGTGTATTATTGAAGTCTTCTTCCAACTCAATTAAGAAATCTTTATTGCTCTGAATTGCAAAAGATCCAAGCGTGAGTACAGATGGTTCTGCGAAGTCTTCTTCCAACTCAATTAAGAAATCTCTATTACTCTGAATTCCAAAAGTTCCCAATGTAATGGTCCATGGAACTGGTATAACTACTGCAATTTGAAATGCAGAAGATGAAGTATTCTGAACAGAATCTGTCACGGTTATTGTGAAGTTATAAACCGTGTTTGATGTCACATTGGGTGTAGTCCCTGAGATTACACCAGTAGAAGAATTTAGTGACAGTCCAGAAGGTAATGCCCCTGATGTGACGCTAAATGTATATGGTTGTTGTCCACCAATAACACCTAAAGTTACTGATCGAACAGAGTTTCTTGAAAATGTTCCTATGATTCCAGACGGTGTTGTAAATTTTGGTGATATTAAATCTACAATATTAATACCAAGTGGCCAAATAACACTGCTTCCATCTGGATTTATTAATGTTAGTTGATATGTACCAGCAGTTTGAAACGCTGGTGTTACAAAAGTTACAGAGGTGGAGTTAATAAAAGAGGTGCTAACTGCTGGAACGTTGTTTATGTATACGTTACATCCAGTTTGAAATCCAACACCAGTGAGTGTTATTGTTTCATCACCAGTCGTCAGACCATATGTTTGCCCAGAAGGATATGATAAATTGGTAATTTGTAACAAACTAGGTGGATTAGTACCACCGCCAGATAAAGATTCTAGCCACTCTTGTTCTGTTCCGACAAATCCATTATTAACTGCTATATTATATGCACTTAATCCAGGTTCTCCAGCATCACCTTTGTCGCCTTTAGTACCCCTTGGACCAACTTCACCTTGTGGTCCAGTATCACCTTGTGGTCCAGGATCGCCTTGTGGTCCAGGAGCACCTTGTGGTCCAGCTGGTCCTGCATCACCCTTATCACCTTTATCACCAGCAGCACCTTGTAGTCCAGTGTTACCAATAACTCCTTGAATACCAGTAGCACCTTGTGGTCCAGTTGGTCCTTGTGGACCAGTAGCACCTTGAATACCTTGTGGTCCAGCTATTCCTTGTGGACCAGGATCACCCTTATCACCTTTGTCTCCTTGTGGACCAGGATCACCTTGTGGTCCAACAATTCTACCAATGTCGTTCCATTCTGATTCAGTTGGATTCCAAAACCATAAACTATTATCTAAATGAGAATTTCCATCACCTGTAATGACAATCCAAGAATCTCCTAAATTGCCAGTTAATGGTAAATCATTAATGGTCGCTTTAGTGCCTTGTAATGTAGTGCTGATACCTTGCGCACCAGTAGCACCTTGTGGTCCAGTAGCACCAGTATCACCTTTTGCACCAGCAGTACCAGTATCACCCTTTATTCCTTGAATACCTTGAATACCACTTGCGCCCTGTATTCCAGCTGCACCTTGTGGTCCAGTAGCACCTTGAATACCTTGTGGTCCAGGTTCACCTTGAATACCTTGTGGTCCAATAGCACCAGTTAAACCAGTGTCACCTTTATCACCTTTCGGTCCAGTATTACCAGTTAAACCAGTAGCACCTTGTAATCCAGTGTCGCCTTTATCGCCTTTATCGCCTTTATCGCCTTTTTGTCCAGCTGGTCCAGTGTTACCAGTTAAACCAATATCACCCTTTGGTCCTTGTTCGCCAGTGTCGCCTTGAAATCCACGTAACCCTTGTGGTCCAGTTGGTCCTTGTGGTCCAGCTGGTCCAATATCACCAGTGTCACCTTTTGGTCCCTGTAATCCCTCAGATACAATAACTTGGCCAACATACTCAGCAAAACTAGATGATCCAACATTAATTGTGCCTGTTAAAACTGTATTATTTAATATTTTATTGCTAACAGTTTGTACACTATTAACATTGACGAGAGGTTCACCGCCTTGTGTGATACCGTCGTGAATTCTTAATGTTTTATCAGTGAGGTCAACAGTAACTTCAGCCAAAGCTCCAGTAAATGAGCTGTGTTGAACTTTAGAACCTTTTCTAAGTTGTACTTGAGTTGTCATTAAGAAAATCCTAGTTTATTCTACTATTTATTCTTTTTAACTTTACTCTCTTCGTTCTATGTCCTCTTCAACGCAAGATTCACCGTATTGAATTTCAACGATTTTACAGGGAGAACTAAATGGATTAGTTAGTTGATGCCATCCCTCTACTGGGATTTGCATCATTTCGTGTAAATTCTTTTGTTCTTGTCCAGTGTCTGTTTTAACTACACATTGCCCCTCAGAAACAAACCAGATTTCAGATCTTTTAAAATGCTTCTGCATACTTAAAGACTTACCTGGATCTACTGTAAGTTCCTTAACTTTCATTCCTGGAACTTCGTGCAGCACTCGATAGTAGCCCCATTGACGTTCTGTCTTTGGAGCTTTCCATTCTTGAAGAATCCATGAAGAGGAGTTCATTTTATTCTCGCCACCAACACCGAACACAAACTCTACGTTTTCGATATTAGTATCCATCTCTGGAATATTTTCTTTGGTACGGTCTCCACCATTTGCAAAAACGATAGTGGTTTTAGGGAATAGTTTACGTACTTGTGTGATTGCGTCTTTGGCGGATCCATCAGAATCATCAAAACCTATCGCAGTCATAACATCTTTAAGATTGTTAATAATGTTTAATCGTTCTTCGAATGGCATAAATGGTTGTCCCTTTTTACGGACTAACCATTGATCAGAATTAACACCAACAACCACACGACCAAGTTGTCTGGCTGCTTTGATGTATTCGATATGACCTGAGTGTAGTGGGTCAAATCCGCCAGTTACTAGTATAATTTTATCGTCACTCATTTCGTATCCTATCATTTAGTTTAATAACATTTTCAATTAATTTTGAATCAACATTATGAAGGTCAAAATATAATTTTAACCATTTAGTGTCTTTTGGAAAACATTTACCACCAAACCCTAATTTACCATCTGGTCCTGGAACATCAAAATGTGTATTACCCAGTCTAGAATCTATCTTTAAAACTTCTTTAAATTCATTATAACTAATTCCATCCTGTGCACAGGCTTGATATAAAGAATTTAAAAATACAACCTTTGTTGATAGAAAAGCATTTGTAGTGACTTTCATTAAAGACGCAATTTCTGGTTTGGTAACAACAGCGTTATGCATCTCTAATTTAGAAATTGATTTTAATTTTTTAAACTGATCTTGCGTTCCACCAAATACAATTTGTATTGGATTTAGTGCATCGTATTCCCAATTTGCCTCGACCAAAAACTCAGGATATACTGCATAATTTTTATTTTGTATTTTATTTGGAATTAGAGTAGATCTAATAATTACACAGGGATGCTCTTTTAATTCTTCAAGGTATGAATCTAATACATCATCAAAACAACATACAAATACTATATCTGCAGAAATATAGTCAGCAAATAATCCCTTTGGTGGGTCATGCCATTCTATATCTTGATTGAGAGTTAAGGCTGTTGCTTTACCAACAAACCCATTACCAATAATAACTACTTTCATAATAACTTATTTCTAATATATTCTTCAATATAAATGGTTGGTTTCCATCCTAAAACAGTTTTTAATTTTAAGTTGTCTGCTAAAGTCTCATAGGATTCACCTATTCTAGGCTCAATAAATTTTTGATTTTTAGAAATCATATTTGCTAATTCTAATACTGAATTATTTGTTCCTGTACCAACATTAAATATTTCGCCATAACAATTATGATCAACTTGCATGGCTAATATATTAGCTTGAACAACATCATTGACGTGGGTAAAATCTCTACGTTGGGTTCCGTCTGGTACAATAGTTAAAGGCTCATTGGCTTCATGCTGTCTTAAAAATAATCCAACGACTGGAGCGTACTGGCCACTCGTTGGTTCTCTGTCCCCATAAACATTAAAGTATCTAAAGATTGTTGTTTTTAAACCAAATAGTTTTGTATACATCTTACACAATTCCTCACCAGCAACTTTAGATACTGAATAAGGATTTAAACAATCATTTGGCATATCTTCTTTTAACGGACATGGATTAATTAATCCATATGCAGAAGATGTTGATGAATACATAACTTTTTTGACGCCAGCTTCACGTGAACATTGCAATACTGTTTCTGTGCCTAACACATTAGTTTTTACTGCTTGAATTGGATTGTTAATGGAAGGTTGGATTCTTGATTCTGCAGCTAGATGAAACACATAATCAATTCTATCATATAACTTTCTAGTGTTATCATAATCGCAAATATCATAATGATAATATATTGCATTGTTATTATAGTAAAAACTTTTATGATTTTCCGCTGATAGATTATCTATCACCAAAACCTCGTAACCCATGTCAACTAATTTATCAGTTAACGTTGAGCCTATAAATCCGCAACCACCTGTAACTATAACCCTCATTGCTCAAATCCTTTAAATTGTTTTATATTTATGGTATTATTTTCATTAATAAATTTTTTAGCAGTTGATAGAGCTGATGCAATCGCCTGATGCATATCAATATAAACATATTGTCCGCATCTGCCTATAAACTTAACATTTTTAGGTATCATGGCTTTATACTGATTATAAAGTTTTCTATTATTTCCGTCTAAGTCTTTAACTGGATAATATCTTTCCATATTATTGTCCTTATAATCACATGGTTCTTCATATGTTAATGTAGTATAATCACTATTTTCTCCATGATTTTTCCAATTTTTCCACTCAACGATACGAGTGTATGGACCAGTATTTGTAAAATTAACAGAGGGTGTTGGTAAAACCTTAGTCATGGGTAATGTGGTTGTGTGAAACTTTATAGAGCGGTAAGGTAATTCACCGTAACAAAAATCAAAATATTCATCAATAGGCATACTATTGAACGTGAAATGATATTTATTTTCCATAGACTTATCGAATGGAGTTGATAAATTTACTGAAATATTTTTATGATTTAATATATTCTCAAATAATTTTGTATATCCACCCAGTGGCATCATTTGATATTCATCGTTAGGAAAATATAATTCATTTAAATCATCTCTAAAGGAAACTCTTTGTGTGACAGAATTATCAATCTGTTCCAATGGCATTCCCCACATCTTTTCTGAGTACGGTCTAACAAATGTTTGTATTAAATTTTCTTCACCAACAATATCTTTTGTCTCTTTATTGACAGGCAGTGTTACATATTGCCCAGAAGATAATTGAGCCTTTACCTTTAGTTTAAAATCAAACCACTCACCAAATTGCAATAACCAATCAACAACTTCCTTATTATTTGTGTGAAATGCGTGTGGTCCATACTTATGAATTAGTATGCTATGTTCATTGGTATAGTCAAAACAATTTCCTGCAATATGATTTCTTTTATCTATTATATCGATAATATATCCGTGTTCAGCCAGTTCTCTAGCTATTACGGATCCAGAAAAACCAGCACCAACAATTAAAATTTTCACTTTTTATTTTTATATTCGATTGAAGTTAAAAGCTGATGTTGTATTTGTTCTATTGAAAACTCGCTATACAAATAATAATCTAATCCAGAATCGTCGGGATCTCTGTTAAGTATGGATCTGTATAGATCACTAATAATATTTTTTCTGTCTTGATGTTTGTTAAAAATATATTCACATAACATTCGATGGTGTTTTGGGTGTACTGTAGATATGTTACTTCCATGTCTTCTATAATGTAAATATCTTCCTGTCAATCTAGTTAATTTATATCCAGCTTTATATGCTCGAATCCAAAATTCCCAATCCTCATATGTTCCTGGCATATTTTCGTCATAACCCCCCAGTTTAGTCCACATTGATTTTGGATACATTGAAGAATTCATAATAACATTTTTGTGGATAATATTATCCCATAATTCATTACCATTTGGCCAAACTTCTCCTGTTGGCACCATTAGCTCATTGCAATAATAATTTTTGGAAGTCACGATTGTGGATTCATCAATTTTATTGATACTATCTACTAACCAATCTTTTCCGTATATCACATCATCAGAATCTAATGGTAATATGTATTCGCCATTAGAATTGGATATCCCAGTATTTCTTGCGGTGGCTGGACCTTTATTAGACAGATGTTCATGATAGTAAATGTTATTGTTTGTGTATTTTTTCAAAACAGATTTTACATCTTCTGGACTACAATCATTCACTACTATAATTTCGTAGTTTTGGTAGTTTTGATTAAGAATACTGTCTATGGTTTCAGATAACCAGTGAACATTTTTATAAACGGGGACTATTATTGATACTAATGGCAAATTTATGTTCATTTACTTAATTGATCCAGAAAAGAGTTGCACGGAAAATTATTTTTATCTAAATTGTAATTATTAATTAACATACTATCCCATAAATGAATTAAATACGAATTTTTGATTCTCATAGTCACTTCATCTTTATATTTTGCATCAAGTAATTTATAAGATTCTTTATAATGTATTGGATAAAAATAATTAGATTCGCATATTTCATTTTGTAGTGAGTTTTTCTCAACAAACTTAGTCATTAAGTTAGGTCCAATAATTCCCCAAAATGGTAAATTATTATTATGTTCGTTACATATATTTTGCGCAATATTTAATAAATCACTTGCTATGGGTTTACTCAAATATAGTGTTGCGCCATTTATTTCAGTGTCTTGATATGCAGCAATAATACTAGCATTTTTTCTTAATGATTCAAAATGACTACTGTCCTTTAAACAATAGCAATCTGTATCAAACCACCACCCAGGATATTGAGATAATAGTTTGTATCTAAATATGTCAGAAAAAGCTGCTAAACTTTTTTTGATAATACCATTAAATGGTTGACTATATGCATACAATAAAGTTTCATCTAATATTAATTTAGCATCACAAGATTCTACTCCATCAATTTGTATATTATTGTATGACCAAAGTTTTACATGAAAACCTTTATTAACAAATGATTTTATACACATAATTTCTAATTTACTAATTGGTCCATGCCAAAAAAAGTTAGCTACTTCACGTTCCAAAGTCTGCATGACTAATTCTTTCAACAAATGATTTAGAAAATATTCTGTGGTTATTGCTATTAGCCAATGGGCGTGTTTTTTCTAAATCGCTGTCATTAAATTCTGTGAACGCACATAGAGGATATGCTAGATGCACATTATCTAATGGTAAATGATTCCATACATTATCAGATTCAGTCCATACAGGATAATTCATATCTAATATCTTCTTAGCCATATCTAAAGAATATAAACCACAAGTAGTTCCAGAGACATAATCTAAAGTCATTGACGGATAATGAGGTTTACATAACCCAATATCACCAACATATTGATTCGGTTTTTCTAAATATGTTACAGATTGTTGTTCTTTACAAACTATTGGAACATTTCTTAATTTAACTTTTCCATTTTGCCATTGGTTTGATGACCAATATCCTAACAACACTAATTCTGTATTAACTTTAGTAGAATCAAAGTGTTTTATAAAATTGTGTAAATTAATATTAGGTATACAATCATCTTCCATCACTATAGCGTATGGGATATTTTCATCTACCATTTTTCTAAAAATTTTTAAATGAGATAATGCGCATGCGATCTCATTCGGCATTAACTCTCTTTTAGTTTCAATTGCCTTTTCTTTATTATAATATTCTGAACTAATATTATTTTGTAACTCACTTCCATCAACAGCTTCAATAAAAGTATAGTTCTTAATTTTCATTACATTTAGATTATTAATTAACTTATGTTTTCTATCAACTCTTCTCGCTAAATTAATAATAAAAATTGGTAAATCATTATTCAACTCTTCTTGAGGAAATTGATTTATTTTAAACTTATTTAAAAATTCCTCTGATTTACTCATCTGTGATTGAATATCAACCAAAGAGAATTTAGAATTGACATAATGATTTAAACCACTCGGGTCAGCTTCTCTATCTAATATAAGTTTATATAAATGTTCTATTTGTTCTTTTCTATTCATAATCTTTAATTTATTATAATACACTTGTGTTTCATCGCTTTTGCGCTGTCTTATTTCACTAGGAGCTTTAGTTATAGACCCTTCATTATACATTAATCTCTCACCTCTTATAGTAGAGTCATCATCTACATAATATGTTGCTTTATTGTGAATTAAATCACACGATAAGATTAAATCTTCCCATCCAAATGTGGTTTTATATCCACCAATTTCTTTTAGTTTTTTAGTTTTTATTGCAGAGTTTAATATACCACCAAATGAAAAATACGATAAATTATAA